TTAATGGAGAAGATGGTGATCATGCTTACCCACAGATTCTATTAACTAATAGCCATGATGGTAAAAACGCATTTACTTTCACAGCTGGTTTGTTCCGTATGGTATGTGAGAATGGTTTGGTTATTTGCTCTAAGGAGTTTGAAAATCTTAAGATTCGTCACTACGGATATGATTTTGAAGAATTGAAGAATGTAATTGGTACAATGGTAGAGAAACTTCCACTAACTGTTGAATCAATGAATCAATTCAAGAAAAAGAAACTTCGCAAAGAACAAATTGCTGAGTTTGCTAAGAAAGCAGCTGCAATTCGATTCGGAGCTGAACAGTTGGAAAACATCACAATTGATTTTGATGATTTGGTTACACCAACTCGCCCTGAAGATAATGGTGATGATTTGTGGAGTGTATTTAATGTAGTTCAAGAAAAGTTAGTACATGGTATGTTTGAATACACATCAGGTTCTAAGTTGCGTAAAGCAAGAAAGATTAAGAACTTCCGTCAGGACCTTGATTTGAATGCTAAACTATATGAACTTGCAGTTGAATATGCAGCTTAATTCTAAACAAGAATTACATCAGCTAATAAGTAAAGAGCTGAGTCTAGAACCAATTACCACCCACATAGACGAGTTGTGGGTGGTAGTTACTAGAACGTTACATAAAGGAATTAATGTGTCTAAAGAGAACATTATTGATTATTATTTGACATGTTGTAAGTATGATAATCTAAAAGATTAATTATATAATAGATTGAGTAGCTATCAATCCTCCTATGTTTACAATACTCAGCGTAATCTGCAGCACTCGGTGTGAGTAAATATAGGTTTATGCCCTCATAGCTCAGTTGGATAGAGCAACAGATTTCTAATCTGTCGGTCTCAGGTTCGAATCCTGATGAGGGTACTTAGTTTATAATATTTATTATAAACACACCATAATGAAAATATTAACTGTGCTTCTAGCACTACTAATAAAGGTTTCATTATATTCTCAATTCACCCCTACAAATCAAAGATTTAAAAATGAAGAATACAGACTATTCCTTCCAGGTCATAGTCGTATAATCATTGATTCACTCTCTAGAACAGATCAACTTTATAAAATTGATTTAATAAAGGAAGAAGACATATATGTTATCCAAAATAATGCTTTAAAATTTGTTTGTAATCTTAAAACAGGAACAGCTGAGGTTTATTTTGATGGAGGATTTGAAGGTGAATATGCTATTAAATTTTGGGATAGTTATAATTTCTTTGTAATCAGAATACCATTAGCTCATGCTTCATATCATTTCTTTAGAGTCTACTCTCCAAATAAAGTTTGGTGATTAAAAACTTTTTATTACATTATTTATGATAAACAAGTCTATATGGATTTAAAATTCAAGTCATTGACAACTAGAAATGAAATTGATTTAATCCCATATATTAAAGACTTTTTATCTAAAAACAGTGATACAAGTATTTTCATAGGTAGTGATTCTCAAAATACAAGAAACACTACTTTTGCGACAGTAATTGTATTACATAATACTGGGAAGGGAGGGCATGTTTTATATGTTAAAGATATAGTTCCTCTTATTAGAGATAGATTTAGTAGATTATGGAATGAGGTTGAATATTCACTTCAAGTAGCTAATTATTTAGTTGAACACGGAATACCAAAACCTAATTTTATAGACATAGACTTAAATCCAGACCCAAAATATAAATCAAATCAAGTGTTACGAGCAGCTCTAGGTTATGTTGAGTCAATGGGATATATACCTCGTTGTAAACCAAATGCAGTAGTGGCTTCATATGTAGCAGACGCGATTTGTAAATAAGCACCTTTAGCTAAATAGGTTAAAGCAGCACACTCATAATATGAAGACGTATAGGTTCGAGTCCTATAAGGTGCACAAACTTATAAAATGATAGTAATTATGATCTTATTAACAGTTATTTTACTTGTTGAAACAATTTTATCAATCACTTATCTCTATACTCTAACTAAACGGATAGAGCGTTTAGAGAATGAAATAAATAATTTGAAACCAAAAGGTGTAAAACAAGTAATTAAAGGATAATAAACAATTTCAACTTACTTTTTAAAGCGGCTTTTAGCCGCTTTTTTTCTTAGTATATTATAATATGTATAAGGTATAGACGAATGCATTAAAACCGCTAAAAACCAGTTTTAACCATATGTATATGATATGAATATTAACAAAATATTTAGTTTATTTAAGTCTCCTGAAGAACCTGAAGAGACAGTTACACAAGTAGATTTATCTGAAAGCCCAATGATGTGGATTGGAATGTTTAAAAGAATGATTGTTAATTATGAAACATTCGCTAAACAGTTAATACAGTTCTTTAAATCATCAGAACCTTCCCTGGATGTAGAGGAGATAGAGAGAGCAAGTGGTTATATGGTTTATAGTAAAGCATATGACCATTTAGCTAAATTAGACTTAACTAATAATACACATCTTGATAGTTTACAATTATATTCAGATGAAACATTTAGTTTTGTTTTAGATAAAGCTTTAGTATACTTTGAAAGTGTAGAAGAATATGAGAAGTGCTTGTTTTTAAAACAAATTCAAGACATAGTAAACCTTTCTTAAGAATAATTTGGCCCCGTAATTTTCTTTTATTATTATATAATTACGAGTTATAAGAAAAACATTAAAATGTAGAGATAAGAAACGTGATAATGTAATAACGTTATTAAAAACAAATATATGAAACATAGAAACAGTATTTTACATGAACTCAATAAAATTGAGGGATTAACAAATCAACTTAACTTTATTGTTAATCAACAACAGCCAATTGAAGAATATAAAGCTGCTTTAGAACGTATTAGAGAATCACTTGAACAAACTAGAGCTTATGTTGAAAGTGAGCCTATTAGTGGTTACGAATTAAACACCTCAATCTAATGAAACTAACAGCGGAACAAATCCAAGACAATTGGAACAAATTTTTATCTATTATTGATGAATATATTTCTGAACCTAGATGTTCTGAATTAAAAGCATTTTATGAACAGTATGCTGAACGTATTATGCTTATGCCTGCTTCTCATAAAAAAGAATATCATAATGCATTCCCAGGTGGTTATGTAGATCATGTATTACGAGTAGTACAGTCCGCTCTTAAACTAAATGAAGTTTGGGTTGAAATGGGAGTAGACACTTCAACATATACAGTTGAAGAATTAGTATTTGCTTCTTTAAATCACGACTTAGGCAAAATGGGAGATGAACAAAACGAATCATATATTCCCCAGACAGATCAATGGCGTAAAGAGAAACTAGGTGAAGATTATAAATTCAACGATCGACTTGAATTCATGTCAGTACCAGATCGTGGATTACATTTACTCATGTCTCACGGTGTTACATTCTCTAGAAATGAAATGTTAGCTATTAAGTTACATGATGGTTTATATGATGATGCTAATAAACCATATTTAATGTCTTGGTCACCAGAAACAAAACCACGTACTGCGTTAGTGTTTATTGTACATCAAGCAGATTTAATGGCAGCACGTATTGAGTTCGAACAAGTATGGATGCCTAAACTTAAAGGCGAAGTAACCCAAAGTAACTCATCAAACTTCACAATTGAGAAAAATAAAAAATCACCTGTTAAAACTAAAGCTTTAGGTAATATTAAAAGTGAAGGTTTAAAAAGTTTATTAGATAATATATGATTATAGCAATTGTTATATTAAGTTTATTGGTTGTGATCTTAGGATACACAACCTTTAATCTTCTTAGAAAAAATGAAAAACAAGAAGATATCCTTATGGGATATATGTCTTACTTAAACAAAGTATCTGATATAATTGAAATGTCAGATAAGAAACTTAAAGAAGTAGACGCTAGAGAATCATTCAAATCAGATGATGAAGTAGGTTTCTTTTTTGAATCAATTAAACAAATCCAAAGCATCTTAAACCAGTTTAATATTAAAAATTTATGAGTGAAGTAGTAGCAGTGGTTAAACCAAAAACAAGTGGTATGTATTTTACTCAAGAAACAGAAAAAGCGATTATTGAGTATAATAATACTTTAGATTTTGATTTAAGAAGTAAAATTTACCGTGAACGTATTCATTATGCTTTCTTTAAATTAACAGAAAATATTATCCATACTTTTAAATTT